ATTCCCAGCCCTGCCCGTAATTTACGTATAGCTTCCAACCATATAAATATTTGTTTTTCCGTTTCATGTTTTTTGCCCTCCGTTTTTAGTAAGTGAACATCATAACAGCCGTAAAATACAGGCCGCAAAATATCACAAATAAGCCAAGTGAATTAACTATAAGGAATGTTATCCGTTTCATCCGTTTATATCCTTCCTTCCGGCAACATAGTGTTTTAATGCCGTGTCGATATGAGAGTCATTGAGATAGTTTAACTGGCAGATGTTTAAAAAACCGCTTCCGTTTAATAAATCCCATCTGAACCGCATATCAATATCTTTACCGAGTCTTTTTGCTTTATGTGCTCTGATTGTTGCAATTCCCACGGTTTCGATAAAAGTATCAAGAGCCGCCTTCAATTTGTCATAGTCCGCTTGTTTAATTTTCATTCGTTTTATCCTTTCTTTTTAGTTGTTTAACTTCCCGTCAATGCGCTCCCGGAGAAGCGCATGGGCTGAAGGTTAAATTTTTCAGTGATTGCAAAAATCATCCCATAAATCCCGCATTTTTTCGTTGGCGTCCTCGTTCACCGACGTCCATATGCCGTCAATATAATTTCCAGTGCTGTTTCCAATTATAGCCTGGTGTCCATGCAGGTTTAACCATTCGCAAAATTCGTCAGCCTCTATTGTGTCGACTGCTATTTCAATTCTCATTTTTTACGCCCTCCGTTTCATATTGTTTATGTTAGCCCGCGCATTATTAATTAGTGATTGATAGCTTAAACTATAAACAGCTCAAGATATTTATTTGCAGTCCTGGCCGGAGCTGAAAACTGACCACAAAAAATATAGGCTGTTTCTTCTTCATTCAGCTTAAACGCTTTAAATGTTTTGACTAATTTTCCGTTCAAATAAACTTTTTCTATATTTTCTATTCTATACCTGTTCATTTTAACTCCTTCTCTTTATAGTTTTAATGTTAGCCTTCATCCTGTCAATATCCCTTGCCTTGCTCTCAATCCGCCGAATCTGCCCTATTCTTTCCATGATCGCCTTCATATTCTTTTTATTCATGGTTCACCTTCCTTTTGCTTGCTCTTTTTTCCACTCCTTAACGCTTGAGAGCCTGCCATATCGCATTGAGGTCGTATCGCCTGCTTTAATATTGATATGCCGATATGCCTCTTTCGCGTTTTCCGCTTCACCCTCCCACCATTCGCTATTCATTAAATTTATTACAAAATATTGCATGTTGCGCTCCTTAAAAGTCCTATTTAATGTGAATTATAATCCCTTATATCTGCCCACTATCCCTAATGGGCAGGGTAAAGGATTAAACTAGGTCAACCATTGGTATATGGTCGTTTTCCGGCCCGCAAAATCCAGTAATCCAGCCATAGTGCCAAGGATAACCTGCGCCGTACCCTTGTACCCGATAGATGATCTTGTCGCCTATCTGGTAATCCCGTACTGGTTTTTTACCCCGTAAAAATACCGCCTGCGATGGATGTGTTCCCGGTTTTATTATCGCTGCTTCCATTGTTTTAATCCCCTCTTGTATTGTTATAGGTTACAGGTTTAAACCGCATGGTATAATAATACAGTCATCTTTGGCCTTTCCGCTTGCTACAGCCTCTTTACAGCCGTCATCATAAGCTCTGCCTTCATCTTATCTATTGTACCTGTACCATTTATCATAGAAGCCTTTCATCCTGTCCTTTTTGCCTTTATTGAAGTCATCCGCATTAGTTTGATTCATGGTTTAAACTCCTTTTATATTGTTAATCATTACCTGCCTGACTATTACCATGCATGTCACATGCCAAAGCTCCTAATAACTTTTGCAAAACCTGAAAAATCCAATAACGACAAGGATAATTCCCACTATCTACAATTATATGTAATAACCTTTTACAATTCAAACTGCATACATCCTATCCACCTAAATCCACCTAAAATCAAATAATCCAATAACTACGCCACTATCCTAAGTTCATATTTTTAAACCATCTGCAACAATCTATGATGCTTTTACAATCCGCTCAAAACTTTGTAGCTCACAACAACTTTATGATGATAAAAAACAGCCTGAAAACTGTAATTTTTGCCGGTATCAACATATATCCAGCAACCACACACGTTATTTAATCTCGTTAACCATGTCAGAGAGTTAGGTTAACGCGGGCAAAAGGCGATTAATAGGGATATAAGACCACTGCTTTCTGTTCAACTTTTGAACATGGATACTTTCTATCCAGATTTATCTTGACAAACATTAACCTTCGTGTACATATAAGGTATGAACATTAACCTTGAACATTGAAGTTCAACCTTCAACATTAACCTTCAGGAGTGTGACGCATGCGAACATTAACCTTCGAGCAACTACGGATCAACCTAACATTAACCTTCGATTCCTTGGATGAACCTATTGAGATAGTGAAGCGCGGTCGTGTTGTCGGTTATATAGTAAGCAACTTACAGGATACAGTCTTGACCGGGAAGTCGGAAACAGCCGAAAAACAGCCATGTAATACCATTGCCGCGCCTGAGATAGTCAGCGTCAAGGCATCTGGCGACACTGTTTTTGTGCCTGACCCGGTCAAACCAACCAATAAGCCAGTATCTAAGCCAGTTTCATCAATTGATATACCTGCTAATATACAGGCTAAGGCAGAGGCTAAGCCGTGGTTCAGGCCACTATCTAAGGCGGGTCAATGTCGCAATGCAGGCAAAGGCAGGGTTAAAACATGATACAAACTGGATACAAAGTATCCACCCAGACAAAAAGAATTCTTATCCCGACCCCACCCGGCAGACCCGATTTATCCGAAGCCAGGGGGTCATGAGACTCTATATAGGGTAACGTACCTACAACTAATTAAAGGTAAAAAGGAGGAAGCATGGCAAAGTACAGGAAGAAACCAGTAGTGATTGAGGCTGTCCAATGGGCAGGGACTGTTGGTAGTGCCAAAGAAATGGAAGTCTTACTTGGGGACTCCAATTGGCAATATTATCAAAAGTGCATCTTAATAGACACACTTAAAGGAAGTATGACAGCGTCTATTGGTGACTGGATTATTAAGGGTATTAAGGGCGAATTTTATCCTTGTAAACCAGACATCTTTGAAGCAACATATGAACTTGTAGAATAAGAAAAAGTGGGTCGGGTGATGGGGTAAAAGTAGTACCTATTGGAAGGGGTTGATTTATGGGGTTATTCTGGTGTAGGTAGAAAGAAGGTGGCTGTAAAATTTCAGGAATATTACAAAAGTGATTGACAAAGAGGGTGGATGAGAGTAGGAGGTGTGGTAATTTTAGTGGAGGATTTTGAATGGCGCAGAGGACTAAGGAAGAGCAAGCGGAGTACATGAGGTGGTACAGGGATGATAAGAGGAAGAAGGAGGGTGGAAATCCTGTACGGCATAGTGAGGCGTGGAGCAGGAAGAGGGAAGGTAGGAAGCCGAAGGATGAGGTTATAGCGGACGGGTTTAATACCGAGAAATTAGGGGGGTTGAGTAAGGCGGATCAGAGGAAGGTAGATGCAGTAGCAGGTGATGAGACTGATGATACAAAATCAGCGAATCAGATGTTACAGGATATGAGGTGGGTGTACAGGGAAGTGCAGGGTAGGCGGAAGTTACTGAAGTTAATCAAGAGTGATGACAAGCAGTTTGTGTTAATGGTGAAGGAGCTGATGAAAATTGAGACTGCATTGTTATCGGCGAAGATCAGGAAGGAGGGTGATATAGGGGGTGGGAATAATCAGAATTTCTTTGTTGTGTTAAAGGGGTTGGACGATGATAAGAAGGTAGTGCAGGTTATGGATAAGACAATTGACATGAAGCAGATAGAGAATGCGTTAAATCCGAATGCAGAGGAATATGTACCTGAAGAGGTGAATTCGAGGGATGCACCAGAGCAGTTAATGAAACCTGTAGAGAGGATGGAGGGCGAATGATAGAGCATAAATTCAGAGGACACATTTTCAAGTTTGTGGAGACAAAGACAGCGCCTGTTTTAATTTCGGAGATATTCAGGGATAATTATAAGGTATTTGAAAGAGGGATAACGTTTGATGGTGGGGATGTTATAATTGATGCAGGGGCGAATGAGGGTATGTTTTCGATTATGATGTCTGTGTTTTTTCCTGTATGTCGTATAATAGCTTTTGAACCCGTGCCAATGACATTTCAGACTTTAAACGAAAACATCGAACTCAACAAGTGTAAGAACATCGAAACAAGTTTATATGGTGTTGGCCATCCGAATCAAACATCAGAGACATTGAATGTATCGAAAGATTTCTCCGGGGGCTCAACGTCGAAATGCCGGTTCAATCCTGAACATCATTATCAGGTGACGGTAAATCTTTTAGATTTAAAATCTATTTTTACTTTATGGGACATCGAGAGATGCCGTTTGCTGAAGATGGATATTGAGGGAATGGAGTATGACGCATTGTATTATTCGGATGTTTTGCATCTTGTGGATTATTTTACAGCGGAATTTCATACGAATGCTAATCTGGATTATGAGGGCAGAAGAATGCAGGGGTTAGCGTCTTGGGTGGGTGATAGAACTAAAATCATCAATCTGATATTATGCAATATGGCTGAATAAAATTCCTATTAAATAGGAGAAAAGGGGGTATTATGAAAGATGAGGGCGCAATAACGATGGTATGTTTAGCTGGTCTTTTTGTTGTAGGTAAACTTTACGGCAAAACAATGTTGAAAGATCCACGTGTATTTGCAATTATTGAAAACGGGGCAAGGATTCAATTAAGTCCATTACCGGGTACACCGGGCATGATTACAATCGGTGATTTTGCTTTGATGTACGAAATACCGAAGGAAGACAAGAATCTTCAGGAACTTTATTATCGTGTAACTCATCCGGAAGAATTTGCAGAGAAAAAGACTGTTGCTATACCGGGTGTTACTGGAAACTCATAAGGAGTTATATTGACCGAAGAAATAAAGCCATACCGTGTCCTTTATGATTATACTGGTGCACCAACCATAAAGAGATTTACATTGGATAATACCAGAATACGTTGTATTATGGGGCCTTTTGGTTCCGGGAAGACGTCGGGATGTATAATGGATATAGTGCGTAGAGCAACTGAACAGGTTCCAAGTCCTGATGGTATAAGAAGGTCAAGATGGGCAGTTGTACGCAATACCTACAATCAATTAAAGGACACTACAATTCGTTCTGTTCATGACTGGTTTCCACCTAAACTATTTGGCACTTATCATTCAACTGACCATAATTATTTCATCACAAAAATTCCTGGGGTGCATTTAGAAATCTGTTTCAGGGCTCTTGATAGAGCAGACCAGGTTTCCAATCTATTATCTTTTGAATTCAGTAGTGCTTATTTTAATGAAGTGCGTGAAATTCCTTGGGCGATTATTGATACGATGGATGGTCGTATAGGTCGTTATCCTAAAAAAGATGATATTGGAGAATTCTGGCATGGGATAATAATGGACACAAACCCACCAGATGAAGATTCAAAATTATATAAAATAGCAGAGAAAATTCATCCCGATAATTTCAAAATGTTCAAACAACCTTCCGGTCTTTCAATCCATGCAGAAAACACAAAACATCTTCCTAAAAATTATTACCAGAACCTTGCCAAGGGCAAAGATGAAATGTTTGTCAGGCTTTATTGTCACGGCCAATACGGGTATCTTGTTCAGGGTAAACCTGTCTTTGCATCTTTCAGGGATAATGTGCATGTAGCCCCAAGACCGTTAGAACCATTAAAAGGGATTGATGTGCTGACAGGTTGGGATTATGCGCTTCAGCCTGCACTTGTTTTTGGTCAGATAACACCACTTGGTCAACTTCGTATATTGGATGAACTTGTATCTGATGGTATGGGTTTAAGACAGTTTTGTTTGAATCAGGTTATACCTCTCTTAAGACGCAAATATTTCGGTATGAATATTTTGGGATTTGGTGATCCTTCTGGAAGTGCACGTTCCCAAACTGATGAATCCACGTGCTTTGATATTCTGCATAGTGCTGAAATAGGTCTATCGAATATTATCCCGGCTCCAACAAACGCTCTTGTACCAAGAATAGGGGCTGTAGAATTTTTTCTGAACAAAATGAGTATTGGTGAGCCCGGATTTATTCTTTCTCCCAATTGCCATTTTCTCCGCAAGGCTATGAACGGAGCATATCATTATGATAAAGACCCGAAGGGTTCAGGGGAAGAGTATAAGCCTGTGCCAGTTAAGAACTTCGCCTCCCACATATCGGATGCATTACAATATCTCTGCATGTATGTTACAGAGAAGGAGATGTATGACGCACAAAAGCGTTCTTTTTTAGCACAGTTAAAGCAAAAAGCATATAGACCGGCGAGTTCTTTAGCCGCTTACTAATATCAACTAAAAAAAAGGAGGGTGTTATATGATTGAAAGAGAATTAAAAATTGGGAGTACACGTTTTACAAAAACCATTATCCTTGACGAGCCAGGACAGGGGAATGCTTGTCATGAATACAGAATAGAAACGGTTCCGCAAACCGAATCTTCTCCAATTGCTATTGTCGGCCAGATATCCTTTCAAAATGGCCCTATAAAAGAATTCGGAGTTAATGGATGCCATCAGGAAGACCTGTTATTTATTGTTCTTGATCGTCTTGAATCATTTCAAGCCGGAATATTCAAATGTCGTGAAAATGCGATAGCCATCACAAAAATTCAAGAGGCTATACATTGGTTAAACCATCGTACAAATGATAGGTCGAAACGTGGTGTTGAAGGGAAAAATTTAATATAAAAATTTAAGTTGAGGGCCAAACAAGGAGATTGATTATGGATGCAATAAAAGAAGCTTTCAGTAAAAAAGAAAGAAATTCAGAAGGTATGACCGCATTTGGCTTTCGACTTAGAAACCAGTTTTCTCAGAACAAGGCATATCGCAGGCCAAAGGAATTACAATGGCTTGAGGACTTGAGGGCCTATAAAGGACTCTATGACCCGGAAGTTAAGATTGAAGCCAATAATTCTAAAGTATATCCAAAGATCACTCGTTCTAAAATCAACATCGTTCTATCCAGACTTCATGAAATGCTATTCCCTGAAACAGATAAAAACTGGGAACTGGGCCCAACTCCGGAACCGAAATTATCCAAAGAAACCGTAAAGCAGATAGCCATGTCTTTAATTCAGGTTAATCCGGAAACACAGGAACCTGTTATACCAAGTGCAGATGACCTTGCGATTGCTATTAAAAAGTTCGCAAAAGAAACTGCTGAGAAAATGTCGTCTGAAATTGACGACCAATTGACTGAGATGGATTATTCAGAAGAGACCAAGAAAGTTTTGCGTTCAGGTCTTATGTATGGGACTGGTATCATGAAAGGCCCTCTTGTTGGCAAGAAAACAAAACGCAGATGGGAATCCACTCCGGCTGGTGAATTTGAAGAAAAGGTTGATAATGAAGATGTACCTGACCTGAAGTTCATAAGACTCTGGGACTGGTATCCGGAAATGACAGTAACCGATATTGATAAAATTGAAGGTGCATTTGAACGTCATGTCATGTCAAAACACGATTTAAGACAACTTGCAAAACGGTCTGATTTTTATAAAGACATGATAGACAAGTACCTGTTAGAACATCCTGATGGTGATTATGTGCATCTTAACTGGGAGGTTGACCTTCAAACTATTGAGGTTGAAGCTGGTAGTGGTGGCGGTGAAACTCCGCTTTCATCAACTTCTGCCTCTGACGACTCAAGCCGTTCAACCAGCAGACAACTCGGTAAGAAATATGAAGTTCTTGAATACTGGGGTTATGTTGATGGTCAAGACCTGACTGAATGCGGTATTGAAGTTGAAGATGTTGAACTTGAATATGCCGCAAACGTTTGGCTTTTAGGCCGTTATCCAATAAAAGCAATCTTGTATGATAAGGCTCTTGATGAGTATAAAGTCTTTTATTATGAGAAAGACGAAACGAGTATATTCGGAGAAGGTCTTGCCAGAATCATGCGGCATTCTCAAATTGCAGTAGCGGCGGCGGCTCGTATGGTGCTTGATAATGCTAGTTGCGTTAGTGGCCCGCAGGTGGAAATTAATTGGAGCTTGATGACTCCTGATACAGACCTGAATTCGTTTTACCCTCGCAAAATATGGTTCAGGGAAGGCAAGGGTGTTGATGCTCAGTATCCTGCCTTAAGAGTTTATAATATTGAATCTCATCTTGATGAACTCCTGAAAATCATAGACGCTTTCAAGCAGTTCGGGGATGAAGAAACCACTCTGCCAACATGGATGATAGGGCAGATGGTGAATAACGAAACCGCACAGGCCACATCAGGTCGTCTTGCAACAATCACAGTATCAATCAAAGACGTAGTTAAGAACTTCGATACATTCACCGAGAAAATCATACGGGATATTTACGCATGGAATATGGAATTCAATCCAAGACCCGATATTAAAGGTGATTTTAAGTGCAAGGCTAAAGGCGTATCTTCTCTGGTAATGAAGGAAATCCGTATGCAGGCTCTTGCTCAGTTGACTACAACCATGACTCCTGAAGAATGGGATTATATTCCAAAACGTGACTTCTTGCAGGAAAAGTTCAAAGCACATGATATTAATATTGCATTGCTTTCCGAAGAAGAGGTTAAGAAATTACGTGAAGCCAGAAAACAATCTGCTGAAATGCAGCTTGCGATTGAGATGCAGAAGGCTGAAATTGCATACAAACGAGCTCAAACGATGTCTCAGCTTACCAAAGCAAAGAAAACCAACACGGACGCAACAATTGCTGCTCAAACGCCTATTGAACAACCTGAAGGTTCAGACCCAAGATTGACAGAAGAAGAAATTGCACTTCAACAGACCGAAAGAGGTGGTAAAGAAGCTGAAATCAGACGTTCAGAAGAAGCTCATGCGCTTGAAATGCAGCATAAGGACGAATCGCATAAGATGAAAATGGCTACTGATACTACAAAAACTGCACACGAGGTAGCGAATAAGGATAAAGTCGTTGAACATGGTATGAAAATCAAAGAAAAAATGACTCAGGCTGATGTAAAGGCAAAGGGTATGAAGAAAAAGGCTGAAGCAAAGCCTAAAAAAGCTAAAAAGGAGTAATTATGTTTGCAAATAAGATAAAGTCAGAGTTAATAGGTGAACTTTGTGGTGCTCAGAAAGACCATGTTTGTCAGAATCTTTTTAAATTACTTGATATTCTCATATCGGAAGCAAGGATTGAAAACGATACTGCCGAAGAAAATGTTATTTATCGGAATCAAGGTAAAATACAAGGATTTCTTGAGCTTAAAGACTCTATCGAAAGAGGACTACCGGCTCAAGCAGGTTTTATTAATAAATAAGGCTTGACAAACAAGATTGGAACATATAATGGATGAAACGAAAAGTGGATACTTAGTATCCAGTCATATTCTTAGGAAGAAGGATATGGTTGATAAGCCAGTAGAGAATGTGACACTTCGTAAGGATGAAGTTATTGAAGTATTAAAAGCTCTTGATGGTGCGAAGAGAAAGTTGCAGTCGCTCTTAAAAGATTAATTAGCGGCTTAAACTCAGATTAACACAATGAGACACAGGCGATTTCGGATTAAGTTCCGGGGTCGCTTTTTTTATTTTAAACCTATAAGAAGGAGTTTTGATTATGGATAAAGCAATCGATGACAGAGGGGCATTGAGTGCTAAAACAGTTGAAGTACCAGCGGATGAGGTTATGGATGAGTTTGATATTGCATTTGATACAGCAGCAGGATTAGGGGATAACGCTGACCTATCGGCAGCAGATGACCCTAAGAACTTGAAGGAAGAAGTTGTTGTTCAAACGCCTGAAGAACCAGCCAAACCAGAAGTACCCGCGAAGTTGCCGGAAGAGACCGAAGAAAAGTATGAGCAAAGATGGAAGACGCTTCAAGGTATTCATAAGCATGATAAAGAAGCGTGGGAATCCGAGAAAACTCAGCTTTTATCGCAACTCGAAGAGGCAAAGAAACCCAAAGCTCCTGATGCGGAGCCTGCACCAAAGCCCACTAAAGAACAGGAAAAAGCCGCTGATGCCTTTATTGATTCTCTTACTGATGACCAGAAGAAACAATTAGAGGAATATGAGAAAGACTTTGATACTGTATCCAAAATGGAAGGGCTAAAACGCAGTATGGAAATGAAAAAACTGCGTAAGGAAATGGACGACTGGAAAGCCGATATTGATAAAAAACAGTCTGATATTGATAAGAAACTCACAGACCAAGGCTCAAGACTATCTCCTATAGTTGAGAAACATCAAACCGATGAGCACCAAGGTCATTTTAATGCAATTAAAGAAGCCCATAATGACTACGAGACTTATCGTGATGATGGTTCAATTACAAAGTGGATTGAATCTAAGCCTAAATATCTGCAACCAGCCCTGAAAGAAACGTATTCAAACGGAACCGCTGATGACGTGATTGATCTTATCAGCGATTTCAAAAAAGATAATAACATTCAAACTGAAGCTTCAACAGATACCTCTAAAGTTGTAAATATAGATGCAAAAAAAGCCGAGCGCAAACAAGCTCTCACGTCTGTACCAACAAAACGTAGTGCCGTAAATGCGAGCAAGGCTCTTGTTGATGATTTTGAAGGGGCATTTGAAGAGGCTGTCAATAAGATAGGAGGCTAATTATGGCTGTAACAACTTATAGTGATATATCACCGAGGACGGCTGCCTATGTCGTGGTGGAATTACTCAAACGGGCAATGCCTTATCTGGTTCTTGAGAAATTTGGCCAGGCTAAGAGTTTGCCCTCAAATAAAACACAGTCGATGAAATTCAGGCGTTATAATTCGATTGCAACTACCGGAACCAGACTGACAGAAGGTGTAACCCCTGCTGGCAAGAAACTCACAACCACTGATATTACTGCAAATCTGTATCAGGATGGAGATTATGTTGAAATCACTGATATAATTGCAGATACCCACGAAGATGCAGTTCAGCATGAAGCAATGGGTATTGTGGCTGAACAGGCTGCAAAGGTGATTGAGATAAACAGGTACGATGTACTCAAGGCCTGCACGAACGTATTTTATGCAAATAGCGTAGCAAACCGGGCGGCAGTTCTTGCCGTGATAACCCGTGATGATCAACGCAGAATTGTACGTTCTCTTGAGCGTCAGGAAGCACAGCACATTACGCAGATTGTGAAATCAACGCCTTCATTCAACACAGAATCCATTCTACCTGCGTTTGTCGGAGTTACCCATACCGACCTTACGACCGATATCAGAACTATGACGGGTTTTACGTCTGTTGCTGATTATGGTTCAATAGGAAAATGGGAAACAGAGATCGGCGCATGTGAGGATGTCAGGTATCTGAAATCAACAATCTTCACACCTTATGAAGATGCTGGTTCAGCAACGACAACTGGTAAAGTTACGACCGCTGGTTCACAGTGCGATGTGTATCCCGTGATGTATTTCGGAAGAGACGCATACGGTATCATAGCCCTGAAAGGTAAGTTCGCAATTACCCCGATGGTTCTGAACCCCGGTATTCCAAGAGGCGGAGACCAGTTGGGTCAGAGAGGTTCTATCGGCTGGAAATCCATGCAAGGTACTGTTATACTTAATGATGCATGGATGAGCGTGCTCGAAGCGGCTTGTAGTTCGTAGGATTTAAATTTTATACATGCAACCTGCTCATCCTAACCGGGTTGTTATTTACATCTCAAAGTTTAGGACAGGCAATTTAATTAAGGAGAAACTATTATGGCTTACAAAAAATTCGATGATCCGGCTGCAAGCGGTGATGCTTCTGTCCGGAAAACATATGGCGCATTTCCGAATGATGCACTGAGACGTGCTATTCAGAGTATTTCAAACAGAGTTGTTGCTGCTTGCGGAACGGCAGGAACGGCAACTACCACATTCCAGATTAATGTAGGAACTGGAGCTACTTGCGGAGTGAAACTTCCTCATAATGTAATAGCCGTTATCAACGGACGTTGGGGAACCTGCACAGCAATGGAGAATATTTACCTTCCGAAAGGGACACAAGGTTCGGGAACATGGGTAAAATATCTGGTTTCCAGTAAACATGGAACGGCAGCCACAGTAACTGCTGGTAACGAAGGCGCTTCTGCAACAGCGGCACGGCTTCCGGATTGTCCGGATGGTCATGTAGCCGTTGGATACGTTGAATACTGCACAACTTCCGGAGCGTTTATTCGTTTCGGTGGTGGTACGGCAAATTCGTACAACGTAATGACAGGGAATGTGGCAAATACCTGCGGTACGGTAACTGATTGGCAGGATTTACTCCACATGCCGTATGATGAATCATAATTTTAACCGGGGCGGGAGACCGCCCCTTATTAAGTTAGGAGGGTATTTTTATGGCAAGACAAAAGACACCACAGGAACTTAATCCTGAACTGTATTTTACTTCATCCAAAGGACATCCGAGAGACAGGATTATAATTCATGAATCTCAGGATATGCCGAAAGAAGGTTTATTCCTTTCTCTGAATGGAATTGCGTTTCTTGCAAAACCGGATGTTGAAATTGATTTACCAAGACCAGTTCGGCAGATGCTTGACACAAGGGTTAGAACCGAAACTCGCAGGGTTGATGACGGCAATGGCAATATGATTGTCCATACCAGAAACATCAGGAGATTTACGTACACTCTGGTAAAAGAAAATGTGGATGCTGTTGCTCCTGAAATCATTGCTGATTCTCAAGGCGCTGGTGCTGCTTCCAACGCTACTGTTTAAGGAGGTAGCCCATGACTGGGAAGGAATTAGTCGCCCATTTACGTGAGAGTATCTTGGACGATATAGCAGTTCCATATCTTTGGCTTGATACTGAACTTCTAAGATACTTGAACTATGCCGAAGTGCAGGCGTGTCGCAGGGCTCATCTTATTATTGACAGCACTACGGCAAACGATAATGGCACAGCAAGTACAGCAGGAACTTTAGGGCAGAAACCTCTTTGCACTCTTTCTATTGTTGCAGATCAGGCTGTTTATAATCTGTCTCCGAAGGTACTGCAAATTAAAAGATGTCAGTTAAAGTCAATGACATATCCGCTTGCGGGGCCAATATCGTACACGGAAGCCGATGAATTTTATTCCGGATGGATAGGCACAAGTGGAACTGTTGGAACCTGTGGTTCAGGTGGTCATCCTGATTATTTCCTGAATGAACCCGGTAATACAATCACGTTTATTCAAGCGCCTTCTACAACCGATACTGCATATCTTGTGGTGTCTCGTATTCCTCTTACCCCGTTCACACTTAACACTTCACCAGAGATTGAAGAAAAATATCACGAAGGCTTAATGGATTGGGCAGCTCATCTCGCCTATATGAAGAACGATTCTGACACTCTTAACATGAATCTTGCAAAACAATATGAAGAGAAATTTTCAAACCAATTTGGCCCACTCCCAGACGCTTACAGCGAAAGAATGAAGAAGGTTCTATCACAGCGTCAGAGAATGCGTCCGAGAACTTTTGGTAGTTAATTAAGGAGGTTTATAATGGCAATCGTTAAAATAAAAAAATTAATAGAAGATATGGAAAACAACACCTCTCTGGTGGTTGGTTCCGTGACGAAGGTAACGTCGTCGGCAACACTTGCGACTTCGGCAGGGAATGCTGGGACATCGTACAAGGCGACTACGGCAGCGGAGGCAGGGACAGCTTACAAGGCGACTACGGCGAATTATGCGTCGTCCGCAGGGACGGCTGTGGCACCGTAATTACAGATCGAAGGTGGGGGAAGAATGGGCTTCTACAACCGCAGGCGCAACGTCAATTCATGGCGGAGCAGGTACACATACTTATTGATAGATACCGGTGGTGAAATTCCACCGGTTATTTCCGGAGGCTTATGGCTCTTAAGACGCTTTCGCTCATACGAGGCGACTCGCAGACGTACACGCTTACTTTTAAGACCGCTGCTGGTACTTTGTATTGCTTAAAGAACTGGGCGGTTTTTTTCACTTTAAAGACAAACTGGGCTCTTGCCGATGCACAAGCCTCTTTGCAGAAGATAGTCACAGCTTTCTCGGATACAACATCAGGCACATCCGGAGTGGCTACAGTCTCAATTCTCCCTACGGATACGGTTGACCTTGAACCCGGTGAGTACGATTACGATGTATCTGTAAGAACGTCTTCAAATCAGACATATACTGTGCAAAGAGGTAAATTAACACTTGAGTATGATGTAACAAGATCGCCGGGAACGGCAGGGTCGGCAGCATGAGCATGGATATAATCGTAATAATTGACTCCGAAACAGACATTATATGTGCTGTAGTGTCCGAGACTGACATTGTTGTAGAAATAACAGAATCTTGAAGGAGGTAGCATCATGGCTGAAAGAGGATATACACCGGTATCGGTAGTTCCTTTATTTAAAAATAAAAGACTTTCTGCTGGCGATTCAGGCACATCAGATTTAATTGATTTAAGATATATAGCGCAGAATGGTTTCTTCTCTCTATCACAGGTAACAATGGCCGGAACTTATGGTAGTGCAGGAACTACTGTATTTACCTATACTGAATCATCTACGGTAGATGGCGTGTTCAGAACACCGTTATCGGCTGTCGCCATAGGAACTGCATCAACCGCAGGCACAAGTGGTACAACGATATTTACATTCGAGCCTGAACTCGCAGCTTTTATGAAAATTGTTGCCACACAAACAGGAACGGGAACCGCTGGAGCTGATAGCTTAATTAAATCTGCCGAACTTATGGTTCAGTAAAATGGAGTTAAAATGATAACTTCAAAAAGACTTGGTTGGGATAGAAGAAGGCGTCTTGAACTTGCCTTGAGGTCAAGTAACCCATTACCTAATATAAGGGCTGGATGGGATAGGCAAAGAAGGAACCTAATGCCAGTCGCCACAGGCACAATCGCTGCCGGAGACGGTAAGTTCGACATCACGGCGACAAACGCCTTCTCGGAATTTGGGGTTGACCTCAGCGGCTATCAGACAGGCGATTATATCTTAGCGGCGTATAACACAGCTACGGACTACGGCATTTACGGCTGGATTTCTGGGACAGCGCCGGGGGGAGAGACGCTGGATGCTGAATTACTTACCAATGCCAATTTAAATGCAGGAGATACAGGATGGTATAAGGAGGGTGGGTGGACAATTATAGATCAAGGCGGCGGCAATTATGCAGCCGTTGCGACAAATCTTGAAGGCAATTTGGGCATTTATCAAACCGTTGCTTATGTTGAAGGCGCTCTATATAAAAGTGTAACAGAATGTATTGAACTAACCGCTGGTTCTTTTGCGATATTATACGGCAAGGGGCCATATGCTATGAGTGACGTCTTTACAACTATAGGAGTGAAATCTTTTTATGTAACAAATATTGCTGCATTTAATGGTGGTCTGTTCCCTATAAGTTATTATAGCGGACGATCAGTTGGGGATACGCTTAAATTGGATAATAATTCACATAAACGCCTCACCGACTGCGCCGCCACCGGCGCTCTGATAGTCTCAGCGCACGGCGGAGCAACAAGGGCTTGGGCGTATCAGCACGCTTCGTTCAACCCCAACGCAGAAATGACATACAAAGTGTTTTACGTTGGTCAACCTTAACCCTTTAAGTTTCAGTTCGGCCTATCAACGGAGAAAGGAAAAGGCAAATGCAAGCAGAACCTAAAGTTCAGTTTCACCTGTGGGCGGTACTCGGATTCTTAGTTCTTCTGGGAGCTATCTGCGTTGGCTTTTTAAATGCGGAACAAAAGGCAGCATCGGAAAAACAGCAGGCAATCGCTGAAAGGGTGATAACTCTTGAAACTCAATATTGCAACATAATCAAGGGGATTGACAAGCTCACACTTACGGTCGAGAAAACATCTGATAAACTGGATGACTACCGAGCTGCGGTAAAGAACAAGAAAACCAATATGAGTGATCTTCAGTGGAAGTGAGGTGATAAATGATACTGCATAATCCCACAGGACTCGGTATTCGGTCTGACCCCGGTGGTGACGGACACTTCGGAGCGTCAAGGGGCAACAGAAAGCATGAAGGCCTGGACTTCCTTTGTGCGCCGGGACAGATTGTGAGAGCTGTAATTCCCGGTAAACTTGTCAGTGCTTATCCATATGCCGGAGACGTTATATTTGCTGGTTGCAGACTGTGGGGTAAAGATTTCATGGCGAAGATGTTTTACTTCATACCTCACAAGCACCTAATAAATGAAGATGTGTTGGCAGGCGAAGAGATAGGGATTGCACAGGATATATCAGCCAAGTACGGTGGTGGGATGCTACCTCACCTTCATGTCGGTTTGTATAAGCTCAATCCGACCCTTTTGGTTAATCCAGAGGACTACTTGGACGCAGATAAAGAACAGTTACGGAATGGAGGTTATTAAAGCCCTGATGGGGAGATAGGCGATTGCCTTTAGCTTTAATAGGCACTCCCCAT